TTGACTGGAACGACCAGAAGTATTGTGAAATCTGGCGGCATGAATGGGAGGTCATCCAGAAATATTCCGGTCATAAAGATAACGACCGAGATGCTACGAAAATATCTTGTAGAGTATCAAACGATAAATAATTGTGGAAAGGTAACTATTAATAATATTCGTAGAAGTCTTTCCACATTTTTTTCGTGGCTAGAGGAAGAGGATTATATTATAAAAAGCCCAATGAAAAGAATTCATAAGGTAAAGACTGCCGTTATTGTAAAAGATACCATTCCGGATGAGAAAATAGAAATTCTTAGAGATAATTGTAATAATCTGCGTGATAGGGCAATGATTGATTTTCTGCTTTCAACAGGAATTAGAGTAGGCGAATTGGTAAGGCTGAACATTGATGATATAGATTTCTCTGAGCGGGAATGCGTGGTTTATGGCAAAGGAGACAAAGAGAGGAAAGCATATTTTGATGCTAAGACCAAAATTCATTTGTTGAATTATATTGAATCAAGGACAGATAATAATATAGCGTTATTTGTGTCGTTAAACAAACCACACAGTAGACTTACTGAAAGCGGTGTGGAGTTACGATTACGAGAAATGGGGAAGAAGTTAGGTGTAGAAAAGGTACACCCACATAAGTTCAGAAGGACTATGGCCACCAGAGCAATTGAGAAAGGTATGCCGATTGAACAGGTACAGAAAATTCTGGGACATGAGCAAATAGATACAACGCTCAGATATGCAATGGTTAATCAAAACAATGTGAAGCTATCGCATCGAAAATATATTTCATAGATTGACTTGTAACGCAAAAGACGTTACAATAAAAGAAAGATGGAGGTGTATTCTATGGGAAAAACAGCAACATTAAATATAAGAGTAAATCCAGATGTAAAAGAAAATGCAGAAAGTGTATTGGCACAATTAGGGATACCAATGGCTACTGCTATAGATATGTATTTAAAACAAATATCATTAGTAGGAGGAATTCCCTTTTCTATTGTATTACCAAAAGCAGCTAATTCAGTGAATGCAGATATGATGTCTGTTACACAGATTCATCAAAAGTTAGAAAAAGGATATGCCGATATAGAGAAAGGAAATGTTGAGGATGCAGCTAGTGCGTTTGTGGCATTTAGAGAGAGGCATTAATGAAGCAATATAAGGTAGAGATTACAAAAGAAGCTTTGCAGGATATGGAAGATATATACAATTATATTGCTATAGATTTGCTTGCTCCGGATAATGCAATGGGGCAATATAATCGCATTGCTGATGAAATACTTACATTAGACACTTTCCCGGAACGATTTAGGATTATGGATTCTGAGCCGGAAAAGAGAATGGAGTTGCGTAGAATGCTCGTCGATAATTATTCAGTGTTTTACACAATCCGTGACGAAAGGGTAATTGTAACGGATGTGTTATACACGGCATCTGATATAGAAGCACGTTTGAGAGGCGAGCTATAAAAGCACGCGTTTATTTGAAGTTGCTTATTGTATTGGGAAGGAGAATTGTATGGAAACTACTACCTTACAACGGCTAAAGGCAGCTGGATGGAAATGTGGACGTAAAATTGATATTTCTGCTTTCAAAAAGAGATATAGAGAAATTGGATTGGAGATGCCAGCAAATGTAGAAGCTTTTCTTGAGGAATTTGGATTGCTCCATATTGAGAATTTGAAATGGTTTAGAGATGTCGATTTCAATCCGTTGGAAGCTATTGGAATAAATTTAGATGCGGAATATTTTGAAAATTTGTTAGATGAGTATGATATTAATACAACAACTTATCCGTTGGGAATGTGTTGCACAAATGAGCTGTTTTTAGTGATGACCATGTAAAACTAATTGGACACTATCAGTATTATGGTGTTACATGGAATTTTCGGAAGATAACAACATTCCTGCATAGAGTACAACAGTTTCTATTCAAAGCCATGAATCGGAGAGGTTGTAGACGGGCATACACATGGAATGGATTTGTGGAAATGCTCA